AGGCCCCGGTGAGCGAGGGGGGGGCCATGTGCAAGCGGGCATGGTGGAAATTTTACCGGGAGTTGCCAACGGTTGAGAAGCGCGGGTGGTTTTGGGACACCGCCGTTAAAACGGGGGAGAAGAACGATTACAGCGTGGGGATGCTCATCGCCCAATGTTCGAACGGTTTTTACGTTGAACGGATCGTAAAAGAGCGCATGGAATACCCGGACCTCAAGCGGGCCATCTCCCTAAACCAGGCGGCCCACCCCGCCGACGTGATTGTGGTGGAGGATAAGTCATCCGGCCAGCAGATCATTCAGGATTTGAGACGTGATTCACGGTCCCCGGTTGTGGCGTTCGATTCAGCCGGGAAAGACAAAATTCTGCGGGCCAACCTTGTTGCCCCGACAGTTGAAGCGGGGAAAGTTTTCCTCCCCGAGGCCACCAATTGGGTGGCCGATTTGATTGAGAACATGGCCGCGTTCCCAGAGGTGGAACACGACGACGACGTGGACGCCTTCACGTCTGGGATTATTTATTTCAAGGGCGGGTCTGGGAACGTGTCGATATACGTTGAAAATGACGGCGATGACGAAATTTCAGAAGGGGCGGAATAATGGCCACAAGGAAAAAGAGAAATACACCCGAAATAGTCAAAGAGTTCCCGGCCCAGAAGATCGAGGTGGAGGCCGCGGGGCTCTCTTCTGATTACGGGATTCAACAGCCGGAGCCGTTCCAGGAATTAATTGATGCGTTCAGCATCCATACGTGGGTGTATGCGTGCGCTAACCTCATTGCTAATTCGTTTTCGATGATTGAATTTCTTCCCTATTCCCATGGGAAGGGCGGCTCATGGGATGTGAACGAAAAGCACCCGTTTAGGAAAATCCTCAATAACCCTAACCCGAGCATGTCTGGCGTTGAATTGCGGCGTCTTCTTTCCCTGTCATCGAAATTTACCGGGAACGCTTTTATGATTTGCGAGCCGGACGGAGCGAAGGCCCCGCTCGAATTATGGCCACTTCAGCCGCACAAGGTGACCGTAACTTCTGATTCAAAGAATTTTGTTTCCGGTTACATTTACGAGGTAAACGGGCATAAACAGTCCTTCTCGGCAGAGCGGATTATCCACATCCGAGAGGCGACACCTACCAATCTTCAATACGGCCAGGGGTCACTCACGGCGGCGAAAAATGCGGTGACATCAGACCTTTTTGCCGACGCATGGAACCGCCACTTCTTCGCCAACAGCACGCGACCCGACGCTATTCTCCAATCGGATTCGGCATTGAGCCCAGAGGAACAGAAGCGGGCTATCACAGCATGGAAGAAAGCGTATGAGGGGCCGAGGAACCGTGGGAAAATTGCCGTCCTTGGCGGGCTGAAATACATTGAGGTAAACCGTCTCCACAAGGACATGGACTTTGTGAACCTTCGGAAGATGCTCCGCGAAGAAGTTCTGGCGGCGTTCGGCGTTCCCCAATCAATGGTCGGAATCCTCGACCAGGCCAACTATTCGAACATGAAAGAGCAAACGAAGGTTTTCTGGACTCAAACCATGATACCGGAGATCCGAAAGTTTGAATCCATCATGACGATGCGGGCCGCCCAGATAACCGGGGACGACAAAACGATCATCCAAGCCGACCTTTCAAAGGTCGAGGCGTTGCGCGAAGACGAGGCCGCGCGGGCCGCCACGGCTCAAATTTACGTAAGCATGGGCGTCCCTCTCTCCCAAGTCGTGGAAGCCCTTGACCTACCTTTTGAGATTGCGGAAGAAGTCGCGCCAACCGCTGGGGATGCGAACCCTAAGCCAGCGCAGAACGTGAACACCGACGGGGAAAAAGGAATTAGCACGAAAGGGTTACAGCAGGAATCACCGAATGACATCAAGTGGAAGAGCTTTGACCGGGACTTCACCCCGTTCGAGAACTCCATGCGGTCGGCCATGCGGGCCTATTTCAAGGGCCAGAAGAACCGCGTTGTGGCGAAATTCGAGGCATTGGCAGAACATCTTGTGCCGAAAAGCTGGAAGAACTACAAGGCCGCCGGGGATGAGGCCGGGTCAATTTTCGACTTTGACAAGGAAAAGGAACTTTTGAAGAGGGTGGCGGGGCCAAAGATCCAGGACGTTTACGTTTCGTTTGGGAAGCGGCAGGCCCGGAAAATGAAACCTGGCATGCCTTACGCCGTGAGCGAAAGCGCGGCGGCGACGTGGGCGGAGCGCAAAACGCTTAAATTGGCCCAAGAGGTTTCGATCTACACGCGGGAGCAGATCAGCGACGCAATTGTGGAAAGCGTGTCCGACGGTGTGGCGGCAGGATTGTCCCAGGCGGAGACGATCGACATGATTAAAAACCGGATTGACGAAATTTACACGTTCGCAAACGAAACTCGGTCCGACAACATCGCCACAACCGAGATGTTGGGATCCGCCCACGCCGGGAGCTTCCAAGCCGCGGGGGATCTGGGGGCGACGACCAAAATGTGGATCACGGCGCGGGATAACAGGGTGAGGGAGTCACACTCTTCAATGGAAGGTAGGGAAACAGGGCTCAAAGAACCGTTTCTTGTTGGAGAAGGTTACAGCCTCCAATTCCCCGGCGACCCGTCCGGCCCACCCGAGGAAATATGCCGTTGCCGATGCGATTGCACGTTTGAGGGGCCGAAATGAGGGCGCGGGCGGCGTTGTTCCTCTTGAAAATGGCTAAGCGGTTGTCCCCGAACGTGTGGGCGTCAACCGTGACGGCGGCGGCAAACAGCGTATCGGTGACCGTGACCATGGCCTACCTCGACAGAATGGGTATTGACCATTGCGACCGATGCGCCCAGACGATGGGCCTCACGTATCAAGGCTATAAGGTGTTCTGTCACCAACACAGAACAGAATCACGGGACAAATTCGCGGTGTGGCTCTTAAAATGAAGGAGACGAAAATGGAACGAAAACAGAAACTTGCCTACGCGAAAAGCGTGGACTCTGAAAAAAAACTGGTGACGGCCTACGTTTCCACCTATGAGTGGGACCGGACGCTGGAAAAGTTCTCCCCCGGCGCGTGGGATTTGACGAATTACAAGAAGAACCCCATCGTTTTGTGGGGACACGACGGGTCACAACCTCCCATTGGCCGCGCCGTTGACATCAAAGAGGACGAGAACGGACTTTCGGCGATCACCGAGTTTGATACCCAGAGCGAACGCGGGGCGGAGATATTCGGCCTCTATGAGCGCGGGTTCCTCAATGCGTTTTCGGTTGGGTTCATCCCTAAAAACCATCTCATGGAACAGGTGCCGGATCAGAACACGAAAGGCGTCGTGTGGACCGACGCGGAACTCTTGGAATATTCGGCGGTGAGCATCCCGGCGAATCCCGGCGCCGTTATTGGGCGCGACCTGGCGGAATTGGCGATCAAATGCCTTGGCGAAGGCTCTATTACAAAAAGCTCAGATGGAACGACGTTCCTCGTCAACACGTTCAGCGAGCCCGCGCGCGGGCCTGTGGAGAAGCTGGAAGCGTCCCTTGAGCAGTTGATAACCCTTGCCAGGATCGTAAAGGGCCAACCGCTGGATAAGGCGAAACTTTCCCTTGTTGGTACGGCCACGGCTCTTCTCAATGAGATCATCACCGAACATGACGAGGTTTCGCCGGACGAGATCGTGAAACTTCACAACGTGATTAAAGAGCTTGCGTCCGTCGTGGGCGCGATCAACCCGGACTCGGAGGCCATCGTTAAGCGGACCATCGCCAACGTGTCGAAGGCTCTTTACCAGAAATAGATTTGTAAACGTCCGCCGGACATCCCGGCGCGGGGTAACGCCCGCTTAAGGACGCGGAAAAGAAAATGTCCAACATGGACGAAGTGATTAAGTCGGTCCGAGATTTGGCCGATGAAGTGAAGAAAGCAGGAGAACGGCATCAAGCTTTGCCCGAACAGATCATGGAAGGAATCAAAGGGTTGGTTGCCAGCGCGCCCAATCCCGCTCCTGCTCGATCGGTTGAATTCGCCACCGGAGTGTCGTCTCAAGAACGCGTTGAATCCGAGATCATCGGGTCCATGCCTAAAGAATTGCGCCAGAACATCGACGAAATGGTGGTTGCGTCGAAACTCCTTGGAAAGCCCGTCCAAAACCTGAAATCTTGGGGCGAATGGAAACGGCGCGCCGGGGAATTTAAAAAAGCCCTCGACACCGCTACCGGGGCGCAGGGTGGTGACTGGGTTCCCACGAACTTCTCGAACGAATTGTTTGAGTTCGTGCAGTTGGAAGCGAAAGTTCCGAACCTGTTCCGTACCATCGTGATGCCGTCCAACCCCTATAAACTCCCCGTTGGATTGTCTCGCATTTCGACCTTCAAACATGCCGAACAAACCGCCGACACTGGTCAAACCAAAATCACCGTTGGTGACGGCTCGAACGTTGGGAACGCGACTTTGACC